TCATCGGGGTATAACTCTCGAACAAGGTACGACAAGTTGTTGATTGTTTGTATTGCCTGCTCTGCCACATTCATTCGTATCTCCTGCTTCAGTTGTCTGTAAAACGGACTGTCAATCGTCATCTTGTACCTCCACTAAATCGTTTGCGACTATCGCCTCCTTCACTGCTTCATCACTTACAAGGTGGTCGTACTCTTGTTCCAACTCACGGTACAACTCACGCATGTAAGTCTTAAAAATCTCTACACTTTCTTTCTCAAAGTCCACCATCTCTACATCCAGTTGCTTGTCTAATCCTTCCACAACTTGTTCGTGGAAGTCCGTTGGCTTGTCGAGTACGTACGCAAACACATCGCAGTCAACATCAAAGCGAGTGCAGTTCTCGTGGTAGTAGTGTCCACTATGGGTACACTTGAACTTCACCGTGCCTTTGTGTTCAATCAACTTGCGTATTGCTGAGTACTCATCAGGCTTGAAGTGTGTGTTGAGAAACAACTCCATGTCCTCAATGTCACCCTCAAAGCATGCGCCATCACCCTGCGACCAAAAGCCTGAGAAGAACATGCGGTCTACACTAATGCCCTTCTGCTTCATACGCTCGGTGAACTCGTTGTAGGTGTACTCCCACCAGTCAATATGTTCTACGTTGTAGTAGCGGTACTTATCAATCAATGACTCGGCTACTTCCATATCTACCTCCCGAACATAGGTGTTAGTGGTACGAGGGGTGGTGCTACATACCCTGCGTTCTGTCCACCCATAAAGATGTTTGCACCACCTGAAGGCTTGGGTACTACATACCCGATGCGGTTACCATCAGGTGAGTAGATGCCATTGGTCGAGTGGATATTGAGTGGACTATTCGCCCAGTTCAATGGACTATTCATCCAGTTGAGTGGGCTATTGTCAAAGTTGAGTGGGCTATTCGCCCAGTTCAACGGACTGTTATTAAAGTCCAGTGTTTTTTGTGCATAGGCTAAGCTACTTATCAGCACCAGTAGCAGGGCGCATAACTTTGATACCATCTTCTGTCCTTTCAATCGTTACATTACCGCTTGCCATATCATGTATCACCATAGTCAAGAACTCACCTGCCTTGTTTGCTTTCTTGAGTTGGTGTTGTAGGTACATGATGTACCCTGCCATAGCAAAGTACACCGCACCGATAAGTAGTTCAGCATAACTAATCATTTTCCTACTCCTATTCTGTGCTTGGTACACATGATTCGTACCAGTTCATTGAGGTCAAGACTGCGATGCCATGCACCGTCAGCACCCGATAACTTACCTGCATACTCAGGCTCAAGCATATCTACCCGTTGTTGCTTGGCAAGTGTGAAAGCAGGATAGCCTTTGTGATAGATAACTACCTGCCAATCACCACCGATTAAAGTAGCCCGTGCTCGGGCTACGCTACGCTTGGTTGTTTCCAAGGTGTATCCGTCAGGTAAGTTAATCATGTCATCAACACTACCTCACCGAATGGTGCAGTGCCCTCATCAGTTGATACCCACAATACAGGATACTCAGGTACATCACCGAAGTCATCACAACACAAGTCGGTCAGAAAGATACAGGCAATGGGGTTGACTTCATGCTCTGCAAAGTACTGGAACACAGGGCTAAAGGCAGTACCGCCACCACCGTGGGCACGGATGTTAAGCGTATCGTCACGCTCATACTTCTCGTAGTGTGATACCTCGCTATCAAAGTACACCACATGCACACACGTTGGGTTACCATCCTCCTTGATTGCAGTAATCTCACCTGCAAACTGAGCGATAGTCTTTTCATCAATCGAACCTGAGCAGTCAACTGCAATGGCTATCTCACCGAGTGCTTCACCTGAGACACTAGGCAAGTACAGTCCTTGCGACAGGAACCTACGGTTGGGTCTAGCCCATGAGCGTTGGTCAGACTTGCACTTCTCTACGAACTTGCGTAGCACATCTCGCCAGTCAACCTTAGGTGCAAGCACATCACCGACAAGTCGCTCTAGTCCTGCACTCATCTTGCCCATCATCTTAGCGGCTTGTGCCGCTTGTGCTACACGGACTTTCCACTCGGCTTGTTGTTGTGCTTGTTCAGCAGGGCTACCGCCACCATCAGCGCAGTCATCCATTGCTTCAGTACCATCACCACCTGTGCCGTCATCAGGTTCTTCGGGCAACAAGTTGTAGATACCGTCAGTCGTACCGCCACCTGCTTGGTACAGTTGTGGGTTATACAAACCGAACTGGGGCATCTTGCCGATACCTTCATCGGTCAGCAGTTGGTTAATCACATAGTCACCTGCCTTGTTCCACCGCTTGTGTTGACGCTCACCTCTACGGAAGTTGTGTTCAAGCATGGGGTGAAAGCACTCGTGGGCTACAACGAACTTGCGTTCTTCATCACCCATGTCCTTCATGAAGTGTGGGTTGTAGCGTATCTCCTTGCCATTGGTCATGGCAGTACGGCAGGTGTAGTCAACCTTGAACGGCATGTTCAATGCAATGTTGCCAACGAACGGATGCTCAAGGACTAGGGCAGTCCTAGCCTTGGCAAGCAGTCGGTCGATTGCCTTCTCGTCTGCTTGGCTCAACGGTTCTTTGTTGGCATGGTTGGGTACAGGTGTAGTCATATCAGGCTCCCATAAATACGGACATCTTGTCCATGATTGCTTTGGCTTCAACCGCAGTATCACGGCGAAGGTCGGGGTCGTTGCGTAATGCTTCAGGATGTTTGAGCAGAGTGCCCTCAACTTGTAGTCGTAAGGCTTCTAGGTTGGGGTCATCCATGAAGTTCAGTCGAGGCAGTAAGGCACACAGTTCCTTGGTGTTTTCCACCATCGTGTCACGGAAGATAGCCTTGGGGTCTGCCAACTTCTCAGCCATGTGCTTTACTCGGTCGTAAAGTCTATCCCATACTTCCTTCATGGCAGTGGTCTGAGCATCGGCAATGCGCTTCTCAACATCTTGTTGGATACGTGTCAACTCATCGCTCGCTATCGCTACCCTGAAGTCGGTGTTCGGTACAGGGAAGATAGCCATGTCCATCTTGAACTTGCGGGACACATCGCTCTCATCAGGGTAGTCCTCATCGTTGTACAGGCTACCGAGTAGTCGCTTTGCATCAAGTCGCAGTTGGTCATAGTTGCCTACGAACTCGTTGACAAGGTACTGCCACTCACCCTTCTCCTTACGGAAGTCGGTCATGAATTGCAGGTAGTTGCTTGTCGGTAGCATCATAGTCCCCTCGATACCCCACGGTAGGGTGTTCTCGTAGAACTTGGTACGGATGTGGGTGGTTTTCTTATGCACCCTGTCGAGGTAGTCGTTCATGGGCAGTAGCGACTTGTTGTATCGCCCTGCCGCAGTGGTTGTGCCATGAGCAGATGCCACCTCACTCGTTACTTTTTTGTCGTACTTGCGAGCAGTCCATTGGCTTACGGATAACTGTACAAGTAGAGCACGGTCACTCAGATTCATAGTTGATACTCCTTCTGTTGTGAGGGGACTAGCCCCTCGGTTGGTTAGAACAATACGTCTTGATGTTTCATCGCCCACTTGGTAAACGCTTGCGTGTTAGCCAACTCGGGTTTCTTACGTGAGGCATACGACACCGTGAGCACACTGAAGTCAGCAGGCATACGCTCTGCATAGGTACAAACACGCTCAAAGTTGTTCTCGGTTGCTCGTTCAGCCAATGCACCAGAGAGGGCATACAACGTAGCAGGGTCTTGCGGTACGTCAGAGGTAGTGGGGTTCATCAGCACGGCATCAGGGTTGGGCAACTTACGGAAGATACGCAGAAAGCCTACGAACTCAGCCGCCGCACCTTCACCGACTGCACCCTTGAACATCTCGAACTCTGCATCGGATGGACACATGCCGAGGATGTCGGACACACCTTCAACCCATGAACGAGGGGTAGCGTTTTGGTCACGTTGAGGGTCAAAGTCATGCAGTAGGGCAGGGCGAAACCGAATGAACGAGATGACCTCAGGCTTTACGTCATGGTCAAGTGCCCATGCAGTCCAGTCATCGAGGTGGGTTTCCAACTCAACCACAGTCTCACGGTTACGCAGATGGGACAGTACACGGTTAGCACCTGCTCGGTCTGCTTGGCGGTTGCCTGTCGAGATAACTTGCCACCCATCAGGCATCGGTGTGCCGTGTAAGGTTCGTGCTTGGCAGATGTTGGCTAGGACTTTTTGCAGGTCAGCATTGGCTTGGTTGCGGTCATCGAACAACAGGATGCCACGCTCAGGGGCTTTGCCTTTAACGGGGAACCAGTCAGGCAACTTGTACTTCAGCCCCTCGTCACCCTCAGGAAACAGGATACCGAAGTCCTCGACAAGCATGGTTGGCATGTGTCGTTCAATCACAGGCACTTCCAGTTCGTTGGCTACCTCGTGAACGATTGTGGTCTTACCACCACCGGGGCTACCCTCGATACACAGCGTACGCTGAATGGGGAAGGTGGAACGGATGGTGTCTTTGAGTAGTGTGGCTCGCATGATTAATGTCCTTTGTAAAGTTTATGGTCAATGCCGTAGGTGACGAAGTACACGTTGATTTCACTGGTCAACTTACTTCGGTAGTTCCTTGCCGCTTGCTTGTCGGCAAAGTACATGGGTTGCTTGTCCTCGTTACGGACAATGTTTCCACGGCTATCACGCAGGGCGAACAGTCGCTTCATGGTTTACTCCTTTGGTTATTTAGGTTGCGGGATGAATACACATTCGTATTGATGCCTCACCCCTTTAGCATCAATATAGGTTTCGCCACAGCCTGCCATCCACTCGATGAGCATTACTGCGAACAGTGCAACCATCAGTAGAGTGACTATGGCTGTGGCGAAAAGGGTAAGTAGGCGGTTCATGAGAGTAACCACCCACCGAGAGCACCGAGGATAGCCCCGATGACAATGTAAAGTATCAGTCTGTTGTTCATGTTGTCCTCTTAGGATTCAGTTGTTTGAGATGAGCGGGGTCAGTGATTAACTCATACCCCTGCTTGTTGTTGCATGCCACTGTAAACTTACGTTGCTTGGCAACTTCCTCGCCACATCGCATACACGTTGGTCTTGGCATGTTGCGCCGTTGTGGTTCTACCCTCACGGCATAGCAGTTCGTACAGATGGGAAGGTGGTAGTCCTCCATGTTAAGCCTCCACTGGTTCGTTGAAGATACGCTCTTTGGCAATGGACTGATAGCCGTTGTTGGCTAGTCGTTGCATCCACCTTGTTGAGAGCAGGATGGTGTTGATGCCGTAAGGTTTAGCCTGTGAGTGGTGTCGGGTAGTTGACCGACTGTACCTATCCTCATTCTCGAACCACATCCCCTCCGTGTAGATGAACATTGGGTAGTGGTCACCGTATGAGAACACCGTGTAAACTTCGTGGTCAGCGTCAACCAATGAGTAAACACCGTACAGGTTGCTACCCCTGAACGGTTCACGGTCTGCTACATGTTGCCTGCACTTGGCATTGGGTATACGGGGTACACCTGATAAATCGTATTGGTTCATATCATCCTCCAATAAGTTGAGAGAAGGCGGAGGGGATACCTCCGCCGTGGGTTTAGAACAACTTGGCTTTGGGTGCATTGGACACTGCACCTTCTTGCAGTACTTCCATGCCTTCCAATGTTTCGCACTTGATGTACAGTGCACCACCTGCTTGTGGTGGGGCTACTACCTTAAAGGTATTGTTCTTGACGTTACCCTTAACGCTCTGTATCTCAAAGGCACTAAACGTGCCGTTCTCGTTGACCTTCTTGGCTACCACGGTGATGGTAAAGGTAACGGGCTTGATGGACTTCTTCACTGTTGCTTGCATAATCACTCCTGAAGTTGGTTAAGTTTACATTACATCTTTGACACCACAGCGGTGTTGCTGGGGTCAGGGTCAGATTGCCACGACCCGAGAAAAACGCAAACACAGGCTGGGCAAGGGTTTGCGGGTGAGCGAGCACTAACTTCGAGGGGTCGGCTGAGTTTTGTAATTATACAAGGTCACGCCATAATCTAACACCGCGAGTACCAGAGACAAAGACAACTGTCAAATACAAAACTTAGATTGTTAGGAATTCTTAATGAATTCAAGGACTTACGAGGGAATAATCTACGTGAGGCAAATAATCTAGTCAAGTTAGGGTATCAACACACTGCAACATGCACCCGCCTTCCTTAACTTTACAGCATAAAAAATTAATGAAAGGGTATATGTGTATATTCTATAGATTATTTAGATTATTTAGATTGTTTACACTCTCTCATGGCTCTATTCCCAATGGAATCAACCACTTACAAGTGTCAAGTTAGACCTTACAACAATCTAAAAATACACATGTCAAGTTAGATTATTGTCTTATGCCCTTAGATTATTGCGATACAGCGGTCAAAAGTGTCATGGCTGCACCCCCCGGCGTATGGTTTATATATAATACAATACAAATGTAAAGTTTTAAGCAATAAAAAACCCGGCTTTCGCCGGGCTGTGTGGTTAGAATATCGCCATTGCTACCCATAACAGTATATACAACACTGGTGCTACGACGATTGCTGTAAGTACAGCCTTGATTGTTTCTCTCCGCTCCAGTTTCCGCTCGTGTTCCATAAAGATGTTGCGGGTTTGGATTGGTTTTTGCATTTCCTGTTGCAGTTTCTTACGGTAAATTTCTAAGTGTTCCATTTGTTTCTCCTGTAAAGTTAGGGGAGGGAGCCTTTCGGCTCCGCTCCGGTGGTTTACTTCATCTGAATCCGTACGTTCTCGGGTGGGATTCCGTCGTCAATTAACTCCTGCTGGAACTGTACAGCGTATCTATCACGCTTGAACCAGCGAAAGTAGATTGAATCTTCTTCTATCCACTTGACTACGAACCGATTGGACTCTTGCTTGCGCTTCTTGCGCTCGCCTGCTACGTATGCACTCATGGTATTCTCCTTCATCGTGCGGGTTAAAAGGGAGCCGGATTGCTCCGGCTCCTACTACTTAGAACAACTTCCGCTTGGCTGTCGCCTGCTTGGGTTCGTCATCCGCTAGGATTTGGAGACCTTCGAGACTGAGAGCCTTGAGGTAGATTGCTCCGCCTGCCATTGGGGGAACCGAGGTCTTAAACTCGTTACCCTTGACTGGTTGCTTCACAACCTTTGCCGTAATTCCCGAGAGCGTACCGTTCTCGTTGATACGGGTGGCTGTGATTTCAACCGTCACAGTTACGGGGGCAATCGACCGCTTAGCGGTTGGAGTGCGTTCACTCATGGTTTTCTCCTAACAAGGTTAAAGAACATCAGACTTTCGTCTGGTCGCTGCATCTGCATCGACAATTTCAGATTGCCAGACTTTACAAAAATGTCAAATACGCCTGAAATCAAGGGGTCTCGGGCGCGGTGCGTTGCCTGCTGGCTTGCGCTGTGGCTGGCTTGACGGGGGGGTACATGGATTGGCTTTTGACCCGCCCCCCCTGTATATAGTAAACCCCTTAAACCAAGACCCAAAAAAAGGAACGTGTAAAGTTAGCCTCCGCCGATAATTTCCCTAATCTCTTTATAACCAAACTTGTTGACACAGCCGTAAGACCTCGTGTTATATTCGGGGCATGGATACCCTACCACTACACCACACCAAATGGTCAGATAGGTTGGCGTTCGACATTGCTCTCACTTTGGAGGGCAGTGGGGAGACTTTGCAAGAAGTCATAACCCGCCACAAAATCTCGGCTAACGACATCATCTTCTTCAATGCCGACCCGGTATTTCTGAAGAAGGTCGAGCATTACCGTGATGAAGTCCGTGAGAAGGGCATCACATTCAAACTCAAGGCTCGCGCCCAAGCGGAAGAACTCCTGACAACTTCTTGGATGTTGATACATGACCCGGCTGTATCGCCAGCGGTCAAAGCCGACCTGATTAAATCCACCGTGAAGTGGGGTGGATTGGAACCCAAGAACGATGCAGTCGTGGAAGGTGGTGCAGGTGGAGTGCGCATCACTATCAATCTGGGGGCTACCCCGGAGGATGCTCGGACAATCGAAGCAGATACTACTGAGGTAACGGATGTCGCTGCCATCGAGTCTGGACAGTAAGTTCACTGCGACCTTCGAGGGGATGCGAGCCGTACGATTCGTCAGTGCGAGCGAAGCACATAATATGGAGTCCGCCCTGCGGGAATGTGGGGTATCTTATAAGACCAAAATCGTGAAGCATAAACGCCGAGGGCGCGAGTTCTGGGTCATGCTCGTGGAGGTGCAATGCTGAACATTAACTATACACCGCCGCCAACTGGTAAGAAGTTCATGGCGTCGGATGCCAAGATGCGGGTTCTGATGGGGCCAGTCGGCTCCGGCAAATCCGTCACCTGCTCCTTTGAGATTGTGCGTCGCGCCAGTCTGCAAAAGCCCAACGCGCAAGGGGTGCGTAAAACCCGGGCGGCGATTGTGCGTGAGACTGCTCGGCAGTTGCAAGATACCACCATCAAGACCTTCTTGGATTGGTTCCCACCGGGGCAGTGTGGGGAGTACATGCGTACGACCAAGACTTATTTCTTTAAGGTGGGGGATGTAGAGTGCGAGATTATGTTCCGTGCGCTGGACGATGCGGACGATGTAGCAAACTTGAACTCGTTGGAATTGTCGTTCGCGTGGTTCAACGAGTGCCGGGACATCCACCCCGATATTGTGGATGCGATGTCCAAACGTGTAGGCCGCTTTCCGTCAGCGAAAGATGGTGGGCCAACGTGGCACGGTATGTGGGGCGATACTAACCCACCGACTATGGATACGTGGTGGTATTACCAGATGGAAGGCTTAGACCCTAAAGATGGCGTATCAGCGAACAATAACGGGTGGGCGGTCTACAAGCAGCCGTCAGGCCGCTCGACCTTTGCCGAGAATATTGACAATCTCCCCGATGGATACTACGACACCCAAGGCCGTAGCGAGGAGTACATACGGGTTTACATCGACGGTGATTACGGCCTATCCTCGGCGGGTATGCCTGTGTACAAGTATTTCAGGCCAGACTACCATATGGCTAGAGAGAGGCTTCGCCATATCAGTAATGGGGTTCGACCCATTATTGTCGGGATGGACTTGGGGCTTACCCCAGCCGCTGTCATCGGACAGCAAGACCCGAGAGGACGAGCACTGATACTTGGCGAGTGTGTATCGTTTGACATGGGTGTACAGCGGTTTGTCCGTACTATGCTCAAGCCTCTGATATACGAACGGTTTGGCGGTGCACCCATCCTGATTGTCACAGACCCGGCTGGTGTACAGCGGGCGCAGACCGATGAACGCTCGGCAGTGGACATCATCAAGGCTGAAGGACTTAAAGTCATTCCTGCCAAGACCAACAACATCTCAGCCCGTATCAATGCCGTAGACGACTACCTCATGCGTCAAGTTGACGGCGACCCGGCCTTCCTGCTTGACCCGTCATGCACGCAACTCAAGGCGGCGATGATGGGTGGGTATAGGTACAAACCCCGAGGCGACGGCGAGATTGAGAAAAACAAACATTCCCACGTAGCCGAGGCGTTACAATACCTCATGCTCCATATCGCCTCTGTTGGCGAGGGGCATCATTTACCCCAGCGTCGGGAAATTAAGCCCGTTGCAAGCCTAGGTTGGACTTGATATGATGGAGGGGCTGTTTTGCAGCAGCAGTTGTCACCTCCCCACATCTCCTTCTGTGGGTTTGCCCCGTCGAGGTCACTCCGGGGCATTTTTTTCTTGCACAAAATTCTTGACAGTATGTATACTTGTTGATAGAACCACACTACAATATGCGTTAGTGTGTCTGGCAAGGAGGCTGGCATGGCAATCAAAAAGGCGACAAAGCAGTACACCGTGTTCTCAGATAACGAGAAGATGGATACCAGCGGCATGGCTGGAAAGCCTAAAGAATATAAGCCGATAGAGTGGAAAACTCCTGTGATGACCATTGACGACATCATGGAAGTCCAAGAGTATAAGAACGCAAAGCGTCCTGATACTGAGGAAGAATAATGGCTGGACTATCCCTACTACGCGTAGTATCTAATGCCGAACTTAAGCAGCAGGAAGATGCTGCGGCTCAGGCATTACAAGAACGTCAGAACCAACCGATGGTGTTGGGGCTTGCGTCTCACCTACGCCTATGCTGGGATGTAGCCAAGATTGCCAAGAAGCCCATCGAAGATACGATGCTCATGGCTTTGCGGCAGCGCAACGGTGAGTACGAAGCCGATAAGTTGCAGCAAATCAAAGCCCAAGGCGGCTCTGAAATTTACATGATGATTACTGAAGTCAAGTGCCGCGCAGCGGAGTCTTGGCTACGTGACATTCTCCTCGATAGTGGTACTCCTCCTTGGGATATTGTCTCCACCCCCATTCCTGATTTGTCCCCCGCACAGCGGCAAGAGATTCAGGACATCTTTGCAAACCGTGTGCTTGAGATGTTGCAGGCAAAGCAGCAAGCACCGAACCGCGAAGAAATGGCGCAGATGAAAGAAATGGTCTCGCAAGAGTACCGCTTCAGAGTTTTGCAAGACGCACAGAATCGTGCGGACAAAATGAAGTTGAAGATTGAAGACCAGTTTGCACAAGGCGGCTGGGCTGATTCGTTCAATGACTTCATCACCGACCTCGTTACTTTCCCATGTGCCTTTATCAAAGGCCCAGTGGTGCGTCGTCAACGTGCTCTTGGTTGGAAAACTGAACTTGGTCGTACAGTTGTAGACCCGATTGAAAGACTCGCTCCTGAGTTTGAGCGTGTTGACCCATTCCGTATTTACCCTGAGCCGGGTATCTCCCGTATCGAGGATGGATACATCTTTGAACACCACCCTCTATCTCGTACCGACCTGTCTGAACTGATTGGTGTACCGGGCTACGATGAGGATGCTATCCGTACTATCCTTGACGAAGGCTCAGGCCCGTCTTGGATTAACGAAGATGTCGAGTTGATTAAGCAAGAGGAGGAGCGTAAGTACTACTCCTACATGCGCCCAACCGATGTATATGACGCCCTTGAGTTCTGGGGTAAGGTCTCTGGCAAGATGTTGCTTGAGTGGGGTATGACTGAAGAAGAAGTACCCGACGAAGCCCGTGAGTATGATGCCAACGTGTGGATGATTGGTAACTACGTTATCAAGGCTACGCTGAACTATGACCCATTGGGTCAGAAGCCTTACGCCAAGACTTCGTTTATTAAATGCCCCGGCGCGTTTTGGGGTAAGGGTATTCCCGAGATTATTGAAGACTTGCAGAACGTCTGTAACGCAGCCGCTCGTGCATTGGTCAACAACATGGGTATCTCCTCTGGCCCACAGGTCGAGGTGAACCTTGAGCGTATTCCTCCGAACGAGGACATTACTCAGATGCACCCGTGGAAGATTTGGCAAGTGACCAACGACCCGATGGGGTCAAGTGCACCTGCTGTCCGCTTTACGCAGCCGGATGATAATGCGCAGACTCTCATGGCTGTCTATGAGAAGTTTGCTCGTCTGGCAGATGACCACTCTGGTATCCCAGCCTACTTGTATGGCGACCTGAATGTTCAGGGTGCAGGCCGTACTTCTTCAGGCTTGTCGATGCTGATGGGTGCTGCTGGTAAAGGTATTCGTCAGGTCGTAGCACATATTGACCAAGACGTAATCAAACCGATTGTTCAACGTCAGTTCGTGTACAACATGCGATATGACGAAGATGAAAGCATCAAGGGTGATGTACAAGTCATTGCCCGAGGCGCAGTTAACTTGGCTGTCAAAGAGACTGTCAACGTGCGCCGTATCGAGTTCCTTAACGCAACCGCCAATCAATTTGATATGGAAATTATTGGTAAGGATGGTCGCACCGCGATTCTTCGTGAGGTGGCTAAAGGGTTGCAAATGCCTGTGGACGCAGTTGTTCCGTCTCGGGAGAAACTTGGTTTCACTGACAAGGCGGCGGCGCAAGCCGCTCAAGCACTTGCTGCTGACCAAGCGTCTGGCGTGCCTATGCAACCAGACGGTACTCCCAAAGGTGGAATGGAAGCGAACGTAGTGCAGAGCAGGGCTAGTGGGAGGGCAGCATGATTCGTCCTGACGACAAGACTGTAAAGGCTTTTGCCATTGCGGTTCGGCAATATCCAGAGATTCTGGAATATATTGCTGCTTGGCGTACGCACGAATTGGAGCAACTTCCACACGCTGTAAACAACGCGGCATTGATGCAGGGGCGATGCCAAGTTTTGGGTGAGTTGTACAAACTCGCCAAAGAGTCCCCTGAACTAGCGGCAAAGTCCTAACTGATATGACTCGCCGTCTAATCCACGCATACCGATAGGAGCGTTTTAATCATGGCACTTCCAGAGCAAATTCGTAAACAGACCGAGGCAGTTCAAGAACTGTACAAACAACTCAATGGTGATGGAACCAATGGTGAGGGACAAAATCCGCCCACCGACGGTGGAACTCCGCCCACTGAGCCTGTGGCAAACAGTACTCCGACCGCCGACGAGAACGCTGCAACGAACAATGCTGCTCAGCCACCTAGTGACGAGCACACAAATGGTGGCGGAAAAGACGCCGAAGAAACACTGACTCAGAAGTACCGCACCCTCCAAGGCATGTACAACGCTGAGGTTCCTCGTCTGCATAGCCAGAACAAAGAACTCTCGGGTCGTTTACAGCAAATGGAGCAGTTGCTGGCAACCATCTCGCAACAGAATGGTCGTTCTCAGTCTCAGCAAGTTGAAGAAACTCTGATTACTGATAAAGACCAAGAGGAATATGGCGAGTCGCTTGACGTTATGCGTCGTGTGACCCGTGAAGAACTCATCCCTGTGGCGCAGAAGATTGCACAGATTGACCGCCTGCTACAACAGTTGCAGGTAAACGTAGTGCCTCAGGTTAACGCCGTGGTGCAACGTCAGGCTCTATCTGCTGAACAGCAATTTTGGTCGGATTTGACTTCGTATGCCCCTCAGTGGAAGGACATCAACAATGACCCGGCGTTCCAGTCGTGGTTGTTGGAGGTAGACCCACTGTCTGGTATTACTCGTCAAACCATCCTTGAGGATGCTCAAAACAGCCTCGATGTGCGCAGAGTAGGTAACTTCTTTAAGTCTTGGCTTGAGTTAACTGGACAAGCCAATGTTGCTCAAAACACTCGTCGGAATGTGTCTGCTTCCGAACTTGAACGCCAAGTGGCTCCGGGTAAAGGCCGGAACACGGGGAACCCCTCAGGTTCAAATGCCAAGACGTATTCGCCTGATGACATCAAACTTTTCTTTAACGATGTCCGTCAAGGTAAATACAAAGGGCGTGAAGCAGAGCGCGACCGCATTGAACGCGACATCTTCGCTGCACAGCGGGATGGTCGTATAACTGTGAACACTTGATTAGAGGAGTAATATCATGGGATTTCCCGTCTCGCAAGGCCGTCCGAACTATTCGGGCAACTTCATTCCCGAAATTTGGTCGGGCAAACTGATTGAGAATTTCTACGATGCCACCGTGCTCGCAGCAATCTCGAACACCAACTACGAAGGTGAGATTCGCCGTTACGGTGATACGGTTAACATCCGTACCACCCCAGAAATCACCATCAAGTCTTATGTCAAAGGTCAAACGCTCAGCGTTGAGAATCCTGACAAGCCTAAACTCCAGTTGCTCATCGACAAGGGCGAGTATTTTGCCTGTATCGAAGACGATGTGGACAAGGTTCAGTCGGACATCAACCTGATGGACACTTGGTCTAAAGACGCTTCCGAGCGTATGAAGATTAAGATTGACCAGCGCGTGTTGACTGACATCCTGCCGGACATTTCTGCTGACAACAAAGGTTCGACCGCTGGTCGTATCTCCAACAACATTGACTTGGGTACGACTGGTTCGCCTATCGCTATCACCAAGACCAACGTGTTGGAATATCTTGTTGACATCGGCACTGTTCTCGACGAAGCAAACTGCCCTGAAAGCGACCGCTTTGTTGTGATTCCTGCCAAGATGGCTGGCATGATTAAGAAGTCTGACCTGAAGGA